CGAATGAGTGCTGACTTGCCGCCACCGGGAGCGCTGAGGATGAATGGCACGATCTTGTTGCCGTTGTCTACCTTGAATTGCTCGAGGATAGATGTCTTGATATTTGAATAACGCATGATTTTCCTTGTGGTTGAAAAGGTTGGCGCGTACTAGATGCATGCCCCTATGCGTGTACGCATGGACGATAGGGTAGCCAGTGAATTATGTGATGTGTGTATGTATTGCCCTGTCACTAGCGTGACAGTATCTTGGCGGCAAGAATTGCCGTTGCGTGTCTCTCAGCGCTATGCATAGCGTCTTCTTTTGTAGCGTACTCGCACCGCTCGATTGGATGCGCACCGCTGTATATAGAGCCATAGAACCTAACTGCAAAGTGATTGCCGACCCTGCATACATAGCCAATGTCCTCTAAGTTGCTGTCGTGGTAATCACCATTGAATGTTTTCAGGAGAACCTTGGTCGGCTCTTCTAACTTAGCCATCCAAAAGTTATTTGCTCTCGGGTGCCACTTGATTCTCATCGCATCCACCCAGTCACGATACGGCTGATTAGTTGCCCATGATCGATGCGTGTCAGTTGTCCGAAGCCATCGTCCACCCATAAAGAGTAAAGCGTGCCACTATATGTATGCTTGGTCATTTGCGTACCTCCACTTTATAAGTCTTTTGTTCCTCGTTGACCTCGATGCGTACAGCGCCTACACCTACGGCAAGCAACAGACACTTGAAGTGATCTGCGCGTCTGACCGCACCTCGGTACGCCCACAGTAATACGATTACTGCAATCGAAAGTACTATTTCTAGTTCTGTCATTAAGGTCTCCAATAGAAAAGGTCTAACATTACCACGATCAATCCTGCAAGGAGGACGATGCGTTCTAGCTTTTCCCATCTAGTCATTTTGAACCCCTCGATCCAAGTATTTTCATTACAAGTTCAAACTCATCAGGGTATGCCAGAGCAACATTGAGAGCAAACTCGTGAAAGTCCTTGTCTTTCATGGCATCTGGATGGCAATCAACCGCCGTATTCAATATGTAGCACCACAAGTCGATTATGTTTTCATCGTAAGTTTTCATCATCTCTCCAGTTCTTTAATGACAAGACGAGTTACATACTCATCAGTTAATAGGTTAGCGCCATTGGCTAGCTTGATTACATGGTTTCTGCGACGCCAACCGCGATCATCAGGCACCATAGCGTCATACAAAGTTACTACCCAGTGCATCACGCCTCGGGTTACATGTTCGGTGTTCTCGACATACTCCCACTTGGCAGAACTTGCGTTGTGTATGTCTACCAAATCTATAAGATGTACTTCAGTTCCCCGCCATGTCATTGGAACACCTGCCTTTCTTGTATCCAGTAACGACCACCTCGATCGTCTTCGATGCACTTACGCATGAATGCCTCTGCGTCTATCTTGTGGGCAAACAACTCCTCGATGTACACACCTTGCTTGTCGTCCATCTTTGTCTTAAGGCTGAAGTGATCGTTACCCCACAGTATCCATACAGTTTTCATTTCGGTACCTCCAATAGGCATTTACTTACTGCGAGGCAAGCCCTAACCATGGACAGCTTGGTTGCCATGATTCGGCGTATCTCAGGATGCTTGAACATGTCTTGGAGTAGATCAACGATGATCTTCTCGTACTCTTCTTTGGTTAAGTCGTCCATGTTTGTCATGTCATTGCCTTTCTATGTAGGTAGTCAAACCATTCTTGCTGTGTGTATGGGAATCTGCCGTGTTCTTTGGGAAACAAGACAGCGTTACATTCGGGACACTCTTTGTCGTAGCTTGGGCATGGTCTAGCGTGTCTGATAAACCACATCGTGTCGGTGTGTGCCTTCCATGGCGGGTTTGCCATGCGCTCGAGTATCTTGTGTTTGTTCTTACGAACTTTCATGATTAACCCTCCAGTTTGGTTGCTATGTATTTGGCAAGACCTTCTTTGCCATGCTCGATGAACACATACCCGTAGAACTCTCCGCCTGTATCGCAGAACTGTTCTTTGGTCTGTTGGTTTGGACAGTCGTGTGTCCTTGGCGTAAAGTGACAGCCGTCACATTCCTCATGCTTTATCCAAGGCATAGTTTTGTAGTACTTGCCTTCGAACTTGATGCGTGATCTAGTCACAGCCTACCCCTAGCCGCCTCACCACTCATCTTTAGATTCCAAGGCAATAAGGTGTAAGGCCCAACAACATCACGATGGTGCGGGGCGGGATTGCGAGGGATGCGGAGATACAAGGGTGCTAGATGAATACCCTTAGTCAATGTGTGTATGCGTTTCATAACTCCTCCACGATGCATAGTGCTACACCACCAAAGCAGAACCCTGAGAATACTAGGAGGGCTTGCTTGAATGCGACAGCGTCAATATCCCAACCCATGAATAGGCAGAGACAGAACAGGGATGTGAATCCAATGGCGTATCGAACTTCGGTCATGATGTGTCCTTAGGTGTGTATGTGTATACATACAAGGTTGATGGGGTGAGCCGTTTAATGTCATGCTCAGGACATGATGGTGCTTGAGGCGAATTGATGGATTAAAGGATTGCCAGTCCTAAGCTGTTGCGCACACTATGTGTGTATGCGTAGCTCCGCTCGTCAACGAACACCTGACGGCTTGGTGTGTATACATACATTGTGTGTATGTGTATATCGAATTATCCAAAACTTGGGGTGAAATATCCAAGCTGGATAATTAGAATTGGTGTGTATGTGTCTCGCAACCCGCATGAATACTGGGTTTGCGTGTGTGTATAGGGTATACCCTATGTGAATTATCCAAGTGCCGAAAATAGGGTGGCACTTTTTGGACATTGTGCGAATTGCGCTCGCGACACACGATGCGTGATGAGAATTCTCATAGTACACATGTGGTGTGTTTTCTTTGGATAATTGGATAATTGGATAATTCGATCTACTAAGTGGTTGATTTCATTAGCTTTTCGAATTATCCAACGAATTATCCAGCCTCATACCCTTGGATAATTAGGCAGTCAGGGCTTTGGCATCAGATTGCTTGGCTTGAGCGGCTTTGGCTTCGTTGGTATAGTACTCGGCAGATGCAACCATCTCGATGGCGATGGCTTTCAATTCCATAGCCTTGGCAAGTGTCGCACCAGCTTTCTCAGCACCAGTCTTTTTATCAGTCACCATGCCACCAGTCTTGGACAAGCGGATTTTCATGATGCGAGCCTCGAATTGATCTGCGAGTGACTCGAAAGCGGCACGATTCGAGATCACCATAGGCTCACCGAGTTGAGCGGCAAAGTACTCGCCGACTGGTTTGTAGTTGCAAGATGGGAAAGCGGCTTGCTTGGCAATGGCTTGGATACCACCATTGGCGATACCATTACGAGCGGCTAATCCGACTTTACCCTTAGCGTTGGCGAGAGCCATCTTGGTGTAGCCTGAAGCTTGGTTGACGACTGACAGTTGACGATCAGTCTTGGTTTTGCCAGTTACATTGATGATGGCAGGTGTGTATGTTGCGAGTTCCATGATTTTTCCTTAGGTTGATTTAGCTTGGATATGTATTCGGATGAATACATACTGAAGCCCTCGCAGGGCTTTGCGCTTGCTGTTCTCGGTGCGCATTGATACCTCACACATCCGTAGGTCGATGGATACCGCACACAGATAGAGTTTTCCGTGTGACCTCAGCCTAAGTCGGATTCTTACCGCCTAAACTGTCTACTATGTCCCGTCATTCGCGCCCCTGTTTTTATCCGTGGATTCCATGCACCAAACCTCGGCACACCCATACGCTCACGACACATGATCACGCATTAGATGGCTGTATTTGTCCCTGTTAGCCCACGCATTAGGGTTTCACGACTGGGTAACAATCGTAACTTTCAGTCGTTCTAGCTTGATACCAACGACACACTAGGCGCTACCCTAGCGGATTACAGTCTTAAATTTTTAACGATCAATTCCCCATCAATAGCCTTTGCTATACGCCCGCCTCGGTTCGTAAACCTCCGCCCGACTTTCCCGTAGTAAGTCGCCTAGGCAACAAAGAACAATCTCACTTGGAGTGAGCGGTACGATCACCGCTCAATGTAGGCAGGCTTGATAATCCGAACCCCCTACAAGGTAGGCAGGCTTGATAATCGGGATGCACCACCCCCCACAGGACACCCGACCCCGCCCCCACCCCGCGCCATCCTTACGACTCAGTCTTACAGCACGCCAAAAAATAAAGTACATACACACCTTTTGTATGTATACGCACGTAAAAAATGAAAAAATACCGTAGAATGTGTGTATACACACCTCAAGGAGCCCGAAATGATCTCGGAAATGAAGCGTTGGAACCTATTTATCCCTGTGCCGCTACTAGAAAAAACACAAAATTTGGCTAAAAAACGAGGCGTTTCTGCTGCTGATGTGGTCAGAATTGCCCTAGAAAAGTACCATCAAGCCCTCGAAAAACAGGAAAAAGCACTGGCGGAGGCCGAAAATGTCACAGCTTGACCCCGAAATTGGCGACGAACCACTGGAATACGGCGAAAAAACCGCCTCTTTTCCCCATATAAGCGATGAAATGGTTGCATCTATAGCACTTGGCATGGAAGATGACCTGATCGTGGCGGCTCGGCATGGTTTAAGTGTTGAGCAGTACCAAGCATTGGAGAAAGAAAAGTGGTTTCAGCTCCAAGTAGCCATAAAACGCTCAGAATTTGAGAAAAACGGCGTCACTTTCAAGGCAAAAGCCACATGGATGGCCAGCGAACTCCTGCATCAGGTATATATCAGTGGTGCAAGCAAAGATGCGACCCTGAGTCAGAAGCACGAAATCCTCAAAACGCTCATCAAGGCCGGCGGTCTGGAGCCAAAAGAGGAAAGAGCGCAAAATACGGGGCCGACCTTCACACTTTCGATTGACCTCGGTGGAGGCCAGACCCTGAGCCTTGGAAACCAGCCAGTCATGCAGCCTGTTACATTGGATGTAGAAACTAAGGAAGTCAAATGAGCGTATACAAACCGACGGCAACGCAGCGAGAATTCATGTTGGACGAAAACTACGTCCGCGTCTTGGCAGGGCCAGTTGGTGGCGGTAAATCTGTGACATGCGTACATGAACTCGTACGTCTAGCCATGGGTCAAGCGCCGAATTCGAAAAAAATTCGAAAAACTAGGGCGGTTATTGTCCGTAACACGGCTGACCAGCTGGCGCTTACGACGAGGAAAACAGTGTTCGATTGGCTGCCGCCCGGTGAGGCTGGGATATGGAAAGCCGTTGAGAAGACGTTTATACTGATGGCCAAGTTAGCCGACGGCACCACGGTCGAATCGGAGTGGCTATTTATTGCCCTTGATACACCGGACGACGTTCGAAAAGCGCTTTCTTTGGAGACGACGTTCATCTGGGGAAACGAGGCGCGAGAGTTACACCAAGACGTTGTGGATGGTCTGCTTGGTCGTCTGAACCGTTATCCGTCAATGAAAGACGGAGGCCCGACGAGGTCTTGCGCTCTGTTCGATACCAACATGCCGGACGAAGATACGTGGTGGCATAACAAAATGGAAGAGCCACCTAGCAACTGGAGCATCTATAAACAGCCGGCGGCGATTCTCAAACCTGACGTCTACACAGAGCGGTTCGGCGAAGAGCCTGAAGAAATCCTGCTGGATAAAGACGCTCAAGAATGGTGTGTCAACCCAGAAGCTGACAATTACAACCACCTGCCCAAACAGTACTACCCCAACTTGATCCCCGGCAAGACTGAGGACTGGCTGCGTGTGTATCTGAGATCAGAGTATGGTAGGTCGCTCTCAGGAACCCCGGTGTACGAGAAGACGTTCACTGCTGATTTCCATGTGGCCAAAGACACCATCAAGCCGATCAAGAGTGCGGACTATCCGGTCATTATTGGTCTGGACTTTGGGCGTACACCAGCTGCTGTGTTTAAGCAGCGTGATCCCCGCGGGCGTGTCGTGACTTTGGGAGAGCTGGTCTCGGAGAACATGGGTATCGAGACGTTCATACGGACGAAGCTGAATCCGCACATCGCCAACCACATGCAGGGGTGTACTTTTTTAGTTGCGCCTGACCCAGCCGGCTACGCTAAACAGCAGCAAAACGAGATGTCGCTGGTCGATGTTTTGAAGGATGCGGGGTTCAAATGTGTACGGCCCCCGACGAATAAGCCGGAACTTAGGATTCAGGCCGTGGAGCGCTTACTCATGCAGCAGCTAGAAGGTAAGGCGCTGTATTTGATTGATCCAGCATGTACGTCGCTCATCAAGGGATTTCGGTACGGGTACCGGTACAAAATCAAGAAGAACGGCGAGATGGAAGATAAGCCAGATAAGAACGAGTTCTCGCACGTCCACGATGCGAACCAGTACGCCGACTCCGTGATGGACATGAATTTGCGGGGGTCTGCGATGGCGTCCGGACGCAAAGAAGTTAAGCGAGTAAAGTATGCATACACTTGACCGCTTGACACGGCAGCGTACAATGCGGTAACTATTTAAGGACGACTGATGGCTACAGGTATTGCTCTCATTCCAGTTGCCCGCGCAAGTGACCTTGAGGCGGAATCTAAAAAGCGTAGTGATTCTATGCAGAACCAGCCCGTGATTCAGGGCTTAGCTGCGCACGTCCGCACTCGATGGGACAGTGCTCGCACCGCGAAACGAACGTTGGAAGAACGCATGCTGCAGTGTCTGCGCCAGCGTAACGGCGAGTATGACCCTGAGAAATTGCAGGAAATCCGAGAGCAGGGCGGCTCCGATATTTATATCAACCTGACCTCAGTTAAGTGCCGCGCAGCGACAAGCTGGCTGCGTGATACGTTGTTAGGTTCTGGCTCTGACAAGCCTTGGGCGATTGCTGGAACGCCGAACCCTGATATGCCTCCGGAGATCATGCAGGAATTGCAGGCACGATTGGCCAACGAGTTGATGGTTCACATACAGCAGGGCGGCATGCAGCCTAGTCCCTCAGAGTTGCGCACAATGGCGCTTCAGATGAAAGACGAAGCTGAGCGTGAGATGCGTGAGCAATCCGCAGATCGTGTTAGCCGCATGGAACGTAAGATGGAAGACCAGTTGCTCGAGGGCGGTTGGTATAAAGCGTTCAACGAATTCTTGGATGACATCGTCACCTTCCCATACGCCGTGCTCAAGGGCCCGATCAAACGCAAACGCAAAACACTGCAGTGGCAGAACAACGCACTGGTTCCCGTCGAAGAGATTCGCAACGAGTGGGAGCGTGTTGATCCGTTCATGTTGTACTGGGCTCCATGGTCATGGGACTTGGGTGATGGTTACGTCATCGAGCGTCATCGCTTAACAGCTGAAGCATTGCAGGCCCTCATCGATGTGCCCGGTTACAACAACGACGCTATTCGTACAATCCTGAACGACTTCGGCACAATGGGCATGAAGCAGTGGTTGTGGTCTGACTCATCAAAAGCAGAAGCTGAAGGTAAAGACGTCACCGAGAGTTCCATCACTGGCGACTTGGTTGATGCACTGCAGCTGTGGGATTCTGTCAAGGGTAGCTTGCTCCTCGAGTGGGGCCTGACTGAGAAAGAGATTCCTGATCCAGCTCTGAGCTATCCATGCGAAGTGTGGCTTATCGGCAACGTTGTGATTCGTGCTGTTCTGAACTACGATCCACTGGGCCGCAAGCCTTACTACCTCACAAGCTATGAGAACCTCCCCGGTTCCGTTGACGGTAAAGGCGTGACTGACTTGTGCCGTGACGCACAGGCTATGGTGAACGCATCGGGCCGCGCACTGGCGAACAACATGGGTATTAGCTCTGGCCCACAGGTTGGAATTAATATCTCACGCTTGCCCGCAGGCGAAGACATCTCTGACATGCACCCATGGAAGATTTGGCAGTTCTCGTCTTCTGACTACGGTGACAACTCTCCACCTATTACGTTCTTCCAGCCTAACAGCAACGCCAACGAGTTGATGGCTGTGTTTGAGAAATTCTCTGCACGCGCTGACGAAGACACGATGATCCCTCGCTACATGACGGGTGAGAACACACCGGGCGCAGGACGTACATCGTCTGGTCTGTCCATGTTGATCTCCAACGCCGGTAAGGGTATCAAGCAGGTTATCAGCAACATCGACAAGAACGTCATCACGCCAGCCATCGAGCGCTTGTACCAAGACAACTTGCGTTACAGCAAAGACCCTGACCTGATCGGCGATGTGAACATCGTAGCTACTGGTGCGACTAGCCTCGTGATTAAAGAAGCTGAAGCTGTTCGTCGTAACGAGTTCCTGCAGGTTGTGCTCAACAGCCCAGTGGCTCAGCAGATCGTCGGTATGGACGGCACTGCAGAGTTGCTCCGCGACCAAGCTAAGAACTTGAGCGGCAATGTGGATCGCATCGTTCCTGATCGTCAGCAACTCAGTGTTGTACAGCAACAACAGCAGACCATCGCTCAATTGCAAGAACAGTTGGCAGCGATCATGGGTGAGATTCAGAATGCGGGTATGGCACCGGGTGGTATGACTCAGGGCCCCGCACCAAAGAATATGTTGCCTGATGGAAGTCAGGTAGGCGGTCGCGAGGGCAATATGATGTCCCCAAGACCAAATGGTGTTTAAAAGACTGTTGACTGGTCAAATAGTCAGTGGTATAAATACGACATATGAAAATTTTTATAGGCCAAAAGCCTGACCGCCAGCACATGCAAGCGTTGTTTCGCTGCAAGCTGGAAGAAAACGGAGCCTTGCTGGACTTGTTCCGCAAGAAGCTAGAGGAGACCAAAAACTCCCTCGTCGTCGCAGACGATCTAGTCAAATTGCACCGTTTGCAAGGTCGGGCTGAGGTTTTATCAGATTTTCTCGAGGCGGTTGAGAAGTCGCCCGAGATTTTCGACCGGGTCAAATGACCCGAATTTTGTAGTCCTAGCAAACCATTATGTGTAAGGCAGACCGAAGTAGGAGCCCTAAGCAGAGTTGGAGCTTTTAGGAGATATTGATGGCGTTACCAAGGCAAGTTGAAGCCCAGTTGAAAGAGCTGGAAGAGATCGAAAAGCAGCTAGCTGCACAGCAGAATCCACAGGCAACCCCTGAAGAACCTGCCCCACAGCCCGCAGAGCCCGCAGAACCTACCCAGAACATTGAGCCGGTTGCTCCACAGCCAGAAGTTAAGCCAGAAAAGCCAGTTGAACCGGAAGTGCCGGAAGAGACATGGCAGCAGAAATACAAGACCCTCAAGGGTATGTACGACGCTGAAGTGCCTCGTTTGCACTCTGACATTCGTGACCTCAAGAGCCAGATGGACAAACTCCAGAAGGCCGCAGAAGCCCCGAAACCAGAGGCAAAACCCGCCGCTCAACCGACTAAATTGGTTACGGATGCTGATGTTCAAGCATTTGGTGAGGACTTGATCGAAGTCCAACGCAAGGTTGCCCGCGAAGTGGCAGCAGAGTTTCGAGGTGAACTCGACGCTATGAAGGCTGAAAATGAGAAGTTGCGCGAGCAATTGAACATGACCGGCTCTCAAGTATCAGAGGCATCCTTCGAGCAACGTCTGTACCGATTGGTACCAGACTTTCAGACAGTTAACACTGACGAACGTTGGATTAACTGGTTGAACGAGGTTGACCCTCTGCTCCGAGCACCGAGAAAATCTGTTGCACAAGAAGCGTTCAACACTGGCGATGCCGAAGCCGTTGCACACTACATTGGGATGTTCAAAGCGAGCGTCGCCCCTGCAGAGCAACCAAGCGATAAAGCCGCTGAGCTTGAAAAACAAATCCAGCCGAAACGTTCTGCATCTAATGCATCAGTTTCACAACAGGCTAAGACATATACGGACGCACAAATCCAGAAAATGTTCCAGAAGTCTGTTGAACTGAGCTCTAGAGGACAGCGCGACGAGGCAATGAAACTTGAAGCTGAAATTGATGCGGCTTACAGAGAAGGACGCGTTCGAGCGTAACTCCCTGCATGCGGCATTTACCCAACCTGTTTTTATTTTAGGAGCTTAAAATGCCTGCTGTTTATCCCGTTACGGGCTCTGGTGCATTTGACACCAACCCTTCATACTCTGGTGCCTTTATCCCCACACTGTGGTCAGGCAAACTCTTGGCTAAGTTCTACCAGAACACCATGTTGTCTGAAGTCACTAACACTGACTACGAAGGCGAATTGAAGAACCAAGGCGATACCGTCCGTATTCGTTTGGCTCCTTCTATCAGCATCTCCAACTACACTGTTGGTCAAACTCTGTCATACGAAGTCCCCACTCCTATCTTCCAAGATATGCAAGTGAACAAGGGTATGTACTTTGGCGTGCAAGTCAATGACGTGTTGGCCTATCAGTCCGACATGAACTTGATGAACATGTTCACAGAAGACGCTGCTAAGCAGTTGAAAATCGCCATCGAAAACGAAGTGTTCTTCAACAGCTTCGTGACTGAAGGCCCTGCTGCTCAGAACGAAGGCGCTACTGCCGGTAAGATTTCTGCTGCCTACAACTTGGGTACAGATACAACTCCTATCGACCAAGCCACTCCTGAAAACGTGTTGAAGGCCATCCTTCGCATGTCTACAGTTTTGGACGAGCAGAACGTTCCTGAAGATGGCCGTTTCTTGGTTATCAGCCCATTTGATCGTCACCTCTTGATGCAATCTAACATTGCTCAGGCGTACTTCACTGGCGACCAGTCAAGCACCATCCGTACCGGCAAGATCGGTATGTTGGATCGCTTCAACGTCTACGTTTCCAACTTGTTGCCACGCGGCGAAGCTGGTAAAGCATTGGTTGCTGGCTTGTCTGCTACCTCCACTGGCGGCGCAGTTACTAACGCTAAGGCACGTCGTATTATGGTTGCTGGCACTAAGCACGCCACTTCCTTCGCGATGACCATCAACAAGACCGAACCTCTGCGTAACCAGACAGACTTCGGCGACATTGTTCGCGGTTTGGCTGTTTATGGCCGTAAGGTTGTGAAACCTGAAGCCTTGGTAACTGCTACTGTTGGCTCAGCCACCTGATAGTGGTATAAAGAGGGGGCCTTCGGGCCCCTTTTTTGTTTAAACCTTGGAGAAAATATGACTGCTCTTGAACTGATGGAACGTCTTGGCGGCGAAATTCTGAACAACAAAATCCGTGTTTACATTGAAGGTGAAATCGTCATTGTTGCTCGCCTTGAAGAAACAGAATGGGTTTTGACGGATCGCGGCATCTTGTTGACCAACGAACATTCGAATTTGGCTGTGGCTGAAGCTGCAACAAAAACTCGCAAAACAAAAGCACAACTGGTAGAATCTGTTGAAATTGTTAGTGAGCCAGTCGTTGGGCTTACACAAGCTGCTGCCGAATAAGGTACATCATGAAACCTCTGAGCGTCTTTTACCCAAGAATTCTGCCGTATCTACCCGGCTGCTCGGAGCCCTTGGTGGATCAGGTTTTGGTCAGTGCGGCTATTGACTTTTGCGAAAGTTCGCTTGCACTGCGCCAAAATCTCGATTCATTCAGGACAGTTATTGGTATTTCCCAATACGACTTAGACCCGCCTACTGCAAACCACGACATTGACCGCGTGATGAGTGTTGCCGTAGATGGCAAAGAACTAGCCCCCGGTATGTTCGAAGCGATTCGCAACGATCTGCCGACTGCAAATGCAAAGCCTCGTGGCTTTTACACCGATCGTACAGACAATGTTCTGACGCTCAAGTTGTCCCCACCTCCAGATGCTCGCTACACAGTTGTAGTGAATGTCAATCTGCGTCCAGCGATGACCGCTACGCAGTTGGATGACGATCTGTTTAACATGTGGTCTGATGCTGTCACCTCGATGGCCATT